GGCATGCAACGATACATGCTTACTTCCCTATTGTATATGACTCCCCTGGCGTTATGACACCATACTCCGTGTGCATATTAAATGCGATCGTTGGTGATGAAACGAGGTCCGAACTGTTTAAGTTCGAATTCCTCAAAAGGTCTCAAATTGAGACCCCTCGCCAGTTTCTGACAATCGCTCCATATTTTTTCATTATTTTTTATAAGCCTTAACTTGGCAGTGCGGCGAGAGCCGACAATGTCAAGCGCAAGCTCGTCATCTATAAGAAAATTGGTTGAAAGCTCCCCATCTGGGTCCTCAAGGGACTCAGTTTGGAGAAACCACTCAGCCAACAAGATAACATTTTGGAGGAGCGGAGTTGCCGAGGAGTAACGTCCATGCAAAGGCGACCATGGGATGTTACCCTCAGGGAGAAACTTAAGGCAAGCACGATAAATTGTGTAAACCGTTGGATCTACTAATGGACGGAACTTCTTCAGTAAATTGCCTGTGTCCAAGAGAGACGCATGCATAGCTGACAGATCTTCCTTCGTTGGATAGCATCGAGTTTTTCCGAACTTAAAGAAAAGCTCTTCAAACTTAAATGATTCTCCGTCGATATCCTTACCCTTTATAGGAAGGGAGGAGTTATTCCACACACGGCCACTGCTGGCCAACATGGGCATTCCTACCCCGCCGTATGTCTGTGGCACAAACCACGGCAAACGGACGGAATGAAGAACCTTCTTGTGTGTATTCAGGAATCTATCATAAACAGCGCATCTTAAATAAGACGGACACTGCTCTAATAATGCATGGGCACGAGTGGGGAGAGATCCCTCATCATGCAATCCTCGATCAGCTGCATCACCCACCACAGACACAACACCTGTGGACCTAGTAGCTCCTTTGAGGAGACCCAAGTTGATAAATGGGACCTCCTTAAAGAGGGGCTTCCCTAAAAGATCGAACCCTTTGAAAGTAAATTCGCGGGAATTCATATTTAGGAAACTGGAAGACAGAAAGGTCTTTCCAGGAGACTCTTCCATACCGGTTAATCGACACACCTTCTGCCATACTGGATAATTTTCTCGAGGGCCAACTGCAACGAAATCGTCGCCGTTGACCCGAAGCTTATAATTCAGGTGGTTAAAAGGGATGTGTCGGTTGCCCCCGATACGGTAAGTTGTCAATAAGACAGCAGCATTAACTATACAAAGTACAGGGAAACTGAGAATAGCTCCCATAAGTTGCCCATTTCTCTGTATAGATGATCGCGGTTGTGTGCGTGGAGCCTCGGGGTCCGAAATCCTATGACGTGTCATAGATTTCATGAAAAGCTCGTACAAGTCATCACCGGGTTGGATACCACAGTGCTTAGCTAAACAAGAAAGAACCTTCTCCGAAAAGAGAGGATTCAGATTGTTAGTGGCATCTTTGTAGTCTCCAGATATGAAGAAATCTCCAGGTTTAACCCTAAAGGATTCCTGAATAGCCGATGATGAAACGGGCTCTCCAATAAACCTAAAGACGGGATTCCGTCTTAAGAGCTTATGAAAAAGCTTCTGAAAGGGCTTCAATCTGTAATAGATATAGCCCGGCCCCTTGGATATAACACGCACTTTAAGTGCTTCCGCGAGACCGACTAGTTTAACGATTGGTGCATCTACCATACCAAGTTTTGTGAGGAGATAAGAAACCTCCTCGTTAACTTCACGAAGACGCTCGATAAACGAAGGCTGAAAGCCGACGAAAACGGGCAAATCCTCTTGTTCCATACGTTCCTGGTTGTCGTTCCAAAAAGGTTCGACAATTATCTTAGAAGATATAAAATCCTCAA